ATTTGTTTTGTGAGGGAAATGTAAAAAAAGTATGTATCGATGCGCATAGAGAGGCTTTAAAAGGAAGTCCAGTTCAACAAATAATCAAGAATAATGATAGAGTTTATTATGTCTCTATTATACCAAGAAGAAACGACGCAGAAGAGATCTCAGGAGTGCTTGGTTTATCTTGGGATATAACTTCTAATCATGTAATATTAGAAAATTTAAATGATATTCTTAATATTTCTTCGTCTAAAAAAGACGATGATTACCAACTTATCAAAGACTTAGCTGAGTCTTCAATAAAGACAAGTAGATTGAATTCTTTAGCACTGCTTGATAAGAGTAAAAAGTAATGTCGACAAATGATCAAAACGGATGGAACGAGTACTCACGTCTAGTCCTCAAAGAGCTTGAGACACTAACAGATGGTATCGATACACTTAATCAAGAAATACAAAAAGTTAAGCAAGAAATAGTAAAAATACAAGTAAGAGAAGACAAAGTTGATGAATTGCGTTTATGGAAAGAAAAGATAGACGAAATAGCATCACCCAGTCAATTAAGTAATGTAATTAATGAAGTTGAAGAGCTTAAAACCTTCAAAACAAAAGCAGTCACAATTTTCGCTGTTGTTCAATTTATAATGGCGATTGGTGTCTGGCTATCTAAAGTTTAATCTTAACCAGACAGATAAAGGAGAAAAAATGTCTGATTCAAAATCAACACCAGAAACTAAAAAGACAACTACAAAAAAAAGCACATTAAAAACAAAAAAAGTTACCCCAACCCCAGTAACTGATGATGTCCAACAAGTTGCTCCTACACCGAAAAAAGAAGCCCCTACTTCACGTGTTAGAAATAGAAGAAGAGGCTAATTGATTGATCAACTGAATGTGTCGCAGATAATTAGCCTTAGGAGGTATTGATATGGCTAAGTTCATAGACACATTCAGCCCAACACCGTTTTCTTTTTTTGATACTGACATCGATTTTCAAAAAGAAGCTGATTCGATAATTCCTTTTGTCAAGAGAAAACTAGGCGATGATATCCTGTCTGTCGAGCTAACAAAACGACAGATATGGGCATGCTTTGAAGAGTCTATGCTCGAGTATAGTTCGATCATAAATCAATATCAGGCAAAATCACAATTGGCCAACCTTCTTGGAGGCGCAACTGGATCACTTGACGGAACTGAGCAAAAATTCCCAAGAGAAAATTTGGAGTTTATGCTTCGAAGAGCTGAACCTTATTCCATGGAAGCAGGAATGGGTGGCTCATACAATATGCTATCAGGATCTATTTCGCTTGAAAAAAATAAGCAAGACTATGATTTGTATACAGAATTAAAAGATGGAGACGGTACTGCTTTATTTGACCGGTCAGAAAATGATCCCAAGTCAAAACTAAAGGTGATGGAAGTATTTCATTTTAATCCTCAAGCAGCATATAGATTTTTTGATTCGACATCAGCTATCAATTATCTAAATAATGAATTTTCTTTTGAATCATTCACTCCAGAGACAGTATTTTATGTACTTCCAGTTTTTGAAGACGTTCTTCGAGCTGGCCAGATGGATCTATCTAACAGAGTTAGAAGAAGTAATTACTCGTATAAAATTGTAGGGACAAAAATAAGAATATTTCCAATACCTACAAATAATGATCCAAAAAAATTATGGATAAGAGTTCATTATTCCCCTGATCCTCTCAACCCAGCGTTTGAAGACTCTTCAATTTATGGAGTTAGTAATTTATCTAATATACCGTATGGTCGTCTTTCTTATGAAAAGATAAATTCAATTGGTCGACAATGGGTAAGACAATATTCTCTCTCATCATGTAAAGAACTTTTGGGAATGGTTAGATCTAAGTTTCAAACAGTGCCAATACCTGGCGCAGACTTAACACTCAATGGTGTAGACCTAATATCTCAGGGAAGAGAGGATAAGTTAAATTTAAAGACGTCGCTCACAGAAATGCTTGAAGAACTGACTTATAGTAAGATGTTAGAAGATGAAGCAGCAGCAGCCGATGCGCTACAAAGAATTTTAAGAAATATTCCGATTCCTAACGGCCGCGCCATTGTGATGGGTTAAGTAGATGGCTAGACTATTTGTAACTCCTCGTGAAATTGATTTAATATCTGATTTAACTAAAGAAGTAATTAAAGATATAACAGGTCAAAAAGTCTTTTACTACAGAGTGAGAGAAGACTTAACAGATATACACGATGTTTATGAAGAAGCAGCCAATAAAATTTTTGATCCTCCTGTAGAAATCGCAGCCCGTGTTGAGTATTTACCAGAAGAAATTCGAACAAACAACTTTGGTTCGGAAGAGTTTTACACAATTAATGTATTTTTTCACGAAAGAGACCTTTTAGATCGAAATATTGATGTTCGAACCGGCGATTATTTTAGTTACGGAGACACTTTTTTTGAAATTACAAGTGCTATAGTAGAAAGTAATGCTTACGGCCAAATAGAGCACAGTATAGGTGTTAAAGTTACCGGTAAGCAAGCGCGCCAAGGACAAATAGATGTGACACCACACGGCCCAACTAGTGAAAGCTACTCAGACGACGATGCTGTACAAGATACATTTGTGCAACAGCGCGGGTCAGAAACGAATAACTTAGGCGAGACAGGAGATATACGTCAGCTGCAAAAAGATAATAAACTTGATGCACCAATATCAGGTCCACACGAAGTATCACCAAAAGGTAGCGCAACTACCACAGATTCATCTTTTTACGGTGATAAGGACTGTTAATGTCAACAAGAAATTATAAAAATAGAAATGATAGTTTTTCTTCTCCCACAGGCTTAGAAGGCGCGAACATCCCAGAAGACTTTGACCTACCTCCTTGTAGTATTGAAGACGTTGATAGAGCACTTTTTAAACTTTTTAATGAACAACTTCCTTTTAATTACAAGCATAAAAAAGGAACAAAGCGTGCACCTGTAATATTTGCAACCGGTGAAAGATTTGCAATTTTAAGACGAAAAAAGCCGCTTAGAGACAAGAGTGGTGTATTAATTTTGCCGCTTGTTTCCATAATGAGGACGGGAGTAGCACAATCAGCAACCATGGGCGCTGCAACTGCTCAAAATACTCCGATAACAATTAAAAAGCGTCTTGCTAAAGAAGATCCACTTTATCAAAGACTTTTAAATAAAGAAAATATTCAAAATTCAGATGATTTACCTGGAAAAAATTCCCTGGACAGCGGCGATATCGCATCCCACCCGGGCGAGAAACTTAATTATAGCAAAAAAGACGCATCCCCTGGAAAGATAGCCAGGCGATCAGGCGGTGTGCAAGTTGATGTATCTAGTAGAAGAACTAAGTCAGTAAGTCCTGAGTTAGGGAACAATATATATGAAATAATTGAGATACCCCCACCAAAGTATTACACTGCATCATATAACGTAACTTTTTGGACTCAGTATACTACACAAATGAATGATATGCTAAACGCACTAATGTCATTATACCAGTCCTTTTCTCAAAGAACTTTTCAAATAGAAACAAGTAAAGGTTACTGGTTTGTCGCATATGTTGGTGATAATCTCACACCGGGAAATAATTTTGATGACTTCACAGATAGTGAGAGATTAGTAAGATATTCTTTTGATATAACTGTACCTGCTTATTTAATAGGGTCAACATATCCAGGGGCCCAAAAGACATTGAGACGATTTATATCCGCACCTTCGATCTCTTTTGACGCGTTGGTTGTCAACAAGGAATTTGACACTCAAACACCAAGCGGAATTGTATCGTCAAATGCTAACGATTACATTCTAGAAGACATTAGAACAGTTAATGAATCTTTACCCGGACAATCAATTGCGGGATCTTCTGCAGCCCATTCCGATTCCCGCGGTATATTTAAACAAAGAGACGCGTCACAAGTAACCAATAGAGACATCAATGGTGACTTAGTAGGTGGCGCAAGATCAGACGACAACAGAACAAAAATTATTGAGGTAGATGTTGATCCATTTACTGGAAAAAATGTTAGAAAAAAGTTACATGTCAAGACACGGACAAACAGGAAAGGCGAGACTGTTTTACGTGAAGCACTTGATTAGTTTTTTGACATGAAGATGATACTTATCATAGGGACAGATCGCTCTAGGAGATATAATGGCTGAACAAACATTTCGTTCACCTGGTTTTTTTGAACAGGAAATAGACCTTGCACCAAAAAAGATTGAACCTACTGGTGTTCCGGCGGGCATCATAGGCACTGCCGAAAGAGGTCCGGCATTCGTACCCGTTAAAGTCGGGTCATTCACAGATTTTACAACAAGATTCGGAACTTTGGACTCGAACAGATTTGGGCCATATGCAGTTAGACAATGGCTCATGAATAGAACGTCAGCGACGTACTTAAGAGTTCTTGGCGCGGGCGCAAACGAAACTTCTTCTGATATCACAACTACCAGAGTAAAAGGAACTGTTAAAAATGCAGGATTCTATATATCTGGCGCGCTCGGGCCAAACGGAAACGAGCGGCTTGTAGGCGGTGTTCAGTTTTTAGCAGCTACCCATCAACCCGCGGCCAATGAGTTAAAGGCTTATCCACAGTTTACAGATAACCCGTCCTTTTCAGTTGACGGAGCCGGAGACGACTTTGCAAACCTTATTAGAGGGGTAATTTTTACTGCCACAGGGTCGAAGTGTGAAATCTTAAGCTATGATAAGTTCTATACGCATACCAACACAAGCTCACATACAGGTGACTTCTGTAAGCAGGCAGCAAAACCTGGAGCTATCGGTGGACCTCTTTCTGAAAATAAATACTTTAAGATTGTCATAAGCTCTTCTTCAGGGAAGGGATGGTCCAATGATGAGGGCTTCGCAGGCATTCGAATAATTTCTGCTTCTCTTGATCCTAAAGATGGGCAGTATATTGCTAAGGTTCTCAATACTGATCCTCTTAAGTTTCAAGAGTATGAGCATCTTCTTTATCTTGACTACGCTGTTGAGCATGAACTTTGTCCTGTATTATATCAAACAGACGGATTGCAGCACACAGTAGGTTTACTAAGCGGTTCTGGTGTAAGCGGATCAACTGCTTCCGGCGAAAGAAGTCTTTTCTTCAATCAGGCTTTCGGCAAATATGATACGAGATACACAACACCCAGAACTACTCAGTTTATATCTCAGCCGTTCGGTAAGAAAGAATATGATTTATTCCACTTTGAGACGATATCAGACGGTGCATACGGAAATGATAAATTTAAAGTCTCCGTTGCGAATATTCGAGCTTCAACTGATCCTGCTAACAAGTTTGGTACTTTTCTTC